CATGTGAGTTATTCTCACAAAATCTCAGAGGGTCTTCGGACCCTCTTTTTTTATCTAAATACAAATAAAGTAAAAGTAGTATTATGAAACCTACTCCAAGAGAAACTCAAGAGGCATATAAAAACTACGAAAAGGTAGTTAATCACCTTATTACAGAGGGTTATGCCAACAACAAAGAATCAGCAGATAATATTATTAATGGCATGAGTGAAGAGTGGTTCAATATGATTATTTCTGAATAATGGCAAGATCAGTTTACGATAAACAAATTCAAAATCGAAACTTTCTGCAACCCACTGGATTTAAGTTTACTTTAGAAAGATGTTCAAAAGTTGCGTTTTTTTGTAACTCAGCAAATATCCCTGGAATGACTCTTGGTGTTGCAAATCAACCAACATATTTAAAAGACATTCCAACGCCAGGAGATAAAATTGAGTTTGAAGATTTAAATCTACGTTTTTTAGTTGATGAAGATTTTGAAAACTATATGGAGATATATACATGGATTCGTGGACTTGGATTTCCAGAGTCAATACAAGAAATACGTAAGTTACAAAGAGAAACTAGAGAAAAACTAGACACAACTGGAGGGATGAATATATATTCTGACGGAACTTTACTTATTTTAAACAGCACTCAAAATTTGGAGTTTAAGGTAGAGTTTCAAGACTTATTTCCATACAACTTATCAACAGTCCAGTTCGATGCTACAGAAACTGGAATCGAATACTTTACAGCAGACGTGAGTTTCAAGTATACTTTATTTCATGTGGTCACACCAACCAACAAACGATTGCACCCCAGAAAAACTTAATTTTTTATTTTTATGATAATCGATCTTGATGTGATTCAAAATATGTGGGTGAAAGACGCTGTGATTAACATGGACAATCTCCATGAAGAATCAACAGTTAAAACAAACTCTCTTCACGCAAAATATTTTGAAATCTATAATAACATTTTACTATTAAAAAAGAAAGCAGAGCAACAAAGAAAAAATATTCGACATGATCGATACGAATATTATTCAGGAAAAGCAGATCCTGATGTTTATATAGAAGATCCATTTCCTAAAAAAATTCGTGATAAAGATACAATGCAAAAATATCTTGATGCTGATGAAAAGTTATCTTCAATCAGTTTAAAAATAGAATATTACGATGTTATGTTAAACTACTTAGAGAGTATTTTAAAACAAATTTCTAATAGAACATATCAGATTAAAAATGCTGTTGATTTTATGAAGTTTCAGGTAGGACTTGGGTAATGAAAGGAAAAGAAGTCGATTATTCAAATTATGGATGGATTGAAACAAGTTTAGAACCAGAACATATTGTTTTCTTATGGCAAAGAATAGAAGAAAAAAAAGAATCTGCAAAGAACAATCTTGCAGGAAATATCTCTGGAAGTTACATTCTTGATGATACTGAGAACTATTTTTTTAACGAAGTTCTATCTCAACATATAGAGGCATACACTGAACTTTATGGTGGTCACCCTATTAGAGATTATGCATATGGAAGTTTTAAACTTGAACTAGGAAAGTTTTGGGTTAACTATCAAAACAAACATGAGTTTAATCCATATCATCATCATGGAGGTGTTTATTCTTTTGTCATTTGGATGAAAATTCCCACTGACTGGAAAGAACAAAATAATCTTCCGTTTTTAAATGATGTAAAAGAAGAAGATAAAAAAGCATCGATCTTTGAGTTTGAATACACTGATATTCTTGGAAATATTCGTAACTACGGATATCGTTTAGATCCAACATTAGAAGGAACAATGTTATTTTTTCCATCAGCATTAAGGCATTGTGTATATCCTTTCTTTAATAGTGATGAAGAAAGAATCTCAGTCTCTGGAAACCTCATTTTCAATCAGTGTTAAATAGTATTGTGACGCACTGAATATGTGAATAAGTCCAACCTTGTTATTACTAAATCAAACGAAGTTTATTTGAAAATCTCTACAGAACCTCATATTGAGTATGAGCTTAGAGATCATTTCAAGTTTGAAGTTCCTAATGCCAAGTTTATGCCTCAGTATCGTGGTAGAAACTGGAATGGAGAAATTCACTTATATGATATGAGATCAAAACAAATCTATGTTGGTCTTTTAGATAAACTTATTAGTTTTTGTGAACAATATGAGTATACTTATAGTTTTCAAGATAATAAGTTTTATGGTCTTCCATTTGAAACTAATGAACTAATTTCTTATGAGGGTGTTAAAGATTATATGCAATCTATTTGTGCTCACTCTCCACGGCAATATCAAATAGAGGCAGTATATGATGCCTTAAGGCATAATAGAAAACTATTGATAAGTCCAACTGCATCAGGTAAATCACTGATGATTTATTCTCTTGTAAGATATTACACAGATAAAAAACAAAGAATTCTTCTAGTTGTTCCAACGACATCTCTTGTAGAGCAGATGTATAAAGATTTTCATGATTATGGTTGGGATGCTGAATCATATTGTCACCGTGTTTATTCTGGTAAAGAAAAGTATTCTGAGTTGCCAGTAACAATAACAACTTGGCAATCTATCTATAAACTTGATCGTTCTTTCTTTGAAGATTATAACGTCATCATTGGTGACGAAGCGCACCTTTTTAAAAGTAAGTCACTGATATCAATCATGACTAAACTTCATCATGCAAAATATAGATTTGGATTCACTGGCACTTTAGATGGATCTCAAACTCATAAATGGGTTTTAGAAGGATTGTTTGGACCATCATACAAAGTTACCAGAACTTCTGAATTGATGCAACAAGGACATCTTTCTAAGTTAGATATTAACTGCCTTGTTTTAAAACATGATCCTAAAAGATTTGAAACATATAATGATGAAATTGAATATTTGATTAGTCATCCTCAAAGAAACAAGTTCATTACAAATCTAGCATTAGATTTAAAAGGCAATACTTTGATTCTTTTTAGTAGGGTTTCTGCCCATGGTGAGCCACTTTTTGAAATGATAAATACTTCTAAAAGTGATAATCGTAAAACCTTTTTTGTTCACGGTGGTGTCGATGCAGAGGATCGAGAACTAGTTCGTGAAATTACTGAAAGAGAAAATAATGCTATCATTGTTGCTTCTTACGGAACCTTTTCTACTGGTGTCAACATTAAAAACTTACACAATGTAATATTTGCATCACCTAGTAAGTCTCGCATCAGAAATCTCCAATCAATAGGGAGAGTGCTTAGAAAAGGTAAAAATAAAACAAAAGCAGTATTATATGATATTGGTGATGACTGTAGTTATAACTCTAGAAAAAATTACACTTTAAATCATATGATTGAACGAATCAAAATTTACAATGAAGAAAACTTTAACTATGATATTTTAACAATAAAACTAAGAACATAGGAGAACTCATATGGGCATAGAAGACGATTTTTATGCAACTGTTAAACTAATTTCAGGTGAAGAAATATTCGCTAAAGTTGCTGCATCAGAGGAGGAAGATAAAACCCTCCTAATTATTTCAAATCCTATTACAATCGGTGAGATTAGAACCAGAATCGGCATAGTTGGTTACAAAATAGAACCCTGGTTAAAAACTACAAAAGAAGATTTTTTTATTATTGGTTTAGATAAAGTTTTAACTATCTCTGAATCTAACGATATTGAAATGATTCAAATGTATCAAAAGTTTTTAAAAGAACGTAGTGACGATGATGCACCATCTCCATCATCTAGACTCTCTAGAAAAATGGGATTATTAGGCAATATTGATGAAACAAAGAGAAGACTTGAAAAGATCTTTAATAATAATTAAGCCCTTATCTTTAAACCCAACAAAGGTATTATAATGAGATTTGATACCATTGTCAAGCATTGGTAAAAGTGTTATAATCATAATATTATAAATCAGTTATGCTTATGATCACAAATATGCAAATCATGAACAGAAGGAAAAGATCTGAACATTACGTTAATAATAAGGAGTTTCTTGCTGCTCTCATTGAGTATAAGAGGAAGGTTGCTCTTGCTGCTGAAAGAGGGGAACCAAAACCTCGTATTACGAACTATCTCGGTGAATGCTTTTTAAAGATTGCGACGCACCTATCATTTAAACCAAACTTTGTTAACTACATGTTTAAAGATGATATGGTTTGTGATGGCATTGAAAACTGTGTTCAGTATATGCACAACTTTGATCCAGAAAAATCTTCTAATCCATTTGCGTATTTTACGCAAATTATTCACTATGCTTTTCTTCGTAGAATTCAAAAAGAAAAAAAGCAACTAGAGATTAAAAATAAAATCTTGGAGAGAACTGGATATGAAGAGGTGTTTGTGGACAACAATACAGTTGACAGCAGTAACTACTCCGACTATAATAGCATTAAGGACGCCATTCACTCAAAACTTCGCTATTAATGAAAGTTGCCATTATAACCGATCAGCATTTTGGGTGTCGTAAAAACTCAAAAGTATTTCATGATTATTTTCTAAGGTTTTACAATGAGATA